GGTGGATATATTTCATCTCGTGGTGGTAAAGCAGTATCAAATTATGCAAGTGCTACAGCTAGAGATATTGTGTTTGATGAATATGATAGATTCCCAGATGATGTAGATGGCGAGGGCGATCCATTTTCATTAGGTGTAAAAAGAATTGAATCATATTGGAATGGAAAAGTAATAATTGGAAGCACACCTAGAATAAAATATCATTCAAAAACTGAGACTAAATTTAAAGAAACAGATCAGCGATATAGATATATTCCATGCCCTCATTGTGATTATCTTCAAATATTACAATTTCCAAATCTAATAATTCCACAAGAATATAGAGATGGTGTAAAACATTGGCATGTTGATAAAGCAAAATTCAAATGTATAAAATGTGAAGAACTAATAAACCATAAATATAAACGTAGCATGGACAATACCGGGAGATGGCTACAAACTAAAGAGTTTTTTTGTTGTGATGAATGGCAGAAACCTAAAGATAATAGGCATTGGTACTATAATGAAAATGATATCGAAGATAAAAAAAACGGTGAGACTCTTTGTAAGCATTGCGATTTAACAGCAGAATATAATCGAAGTGGCAGAAAAAAAAGAGGTTATCATATCTGGGCTGGATATTCTTTTCAACCAAATACTACATGGGCGAAAATAGCGGAAACTTTTGTAGATGCTATCGGCAATGTTGAGAAAATGAAGTCATTTAAAAACACTTGGCTCGGTGAGACTTTTGAAGAGAAAACAGTTAAATTAGAATCTAATAAACTCATGGAAAATATAGAATCATATGATAAAGTTCCAAATAGTGCAGAGACTGTTCTTATGACTATTGACACACAAGATGATAGACTTGAGTATCTTATCAAAGCATGGTGTCCAGGCGAAACAAGTTACAATATAAAAGCCGGTAAGATTATGGGTGATCCAATCAATCAATTTGTATGGGATAAACTTTTAGAAATTCATAATGAAGCTTTATATACAGAAAATGGTAAACAAGTAAAAATATGGAAATCATTTATTGATATGGCAGGTCATAAAACAGATGAAGTTAAAAAATTTGTTAAGAAATATCCTAAAAAATTCATAATGCTAAAAGGTGATAGTAAAGAAGTTAAAACAGACGATGCAAGACCGATAGGATCACTTAAAAAATCAACTGTCGATGATTCTACTATCATGTGGGTAGCAACTTCAAAAGCTAAAGATATCGTATTTCAAAGATTAGCATTAAAACCAGATGAAGAGGGTTTTATTCATCATAACGATTCATTCGATGCAGAATGGTTTGAACAATTAACAGCAGAAAAAAAAGTATTTAAGAAAAATAAAAAGGGATTTATTGAAGAAACTTATATTAAAACTAGAGATAGAAATGAAGCTTTAGACTTGGAAGTATATCAACTTGCAGCAATCAGATTGATACAAGCTCAGATAAAAGGTTTTGATTTATCAATTAAAGAAGAAAATTTATGATACAATTATGATTCGTATGGAAGCCACGCAAAGGCGACTATTCGGATTACATGAATCTACCAAAAAGCTATCTAGCTAATAGTAATAATCAAGATTCACTATATAGCGGCATACCGATATTTAAATAAAATTGCAATGGTGTATGCTGTAATAGTTGGAGAGATGGACGAGTGGTTTAAGTCGCTTGTTTGCTAAACAAGTATAGTTATCTATCGTGGGTTCGAATCCTACTTTCTCCACCATACATAAAATAATATTTTGACTTTATACAAAAACTAAGTTATAATACACCAAAGAGGATTCAAAAACTCTACTTTTTATGACGGAATTGCCATATTATGATAACTAAAGCAGATGAACTACTGGCTGTCAAAGCTGGAAAATCACTAGAAGATTATTTTTTAGACAATTTAGTGATATGGACTAATACCCTCGAATCATTATCCCAAAATCAAAAATATATTATATCAAACGGTCAAAATTCTAAAAGAGAATTAGAACGTGTGCAAATTAAAGAAGCTCAATCACAAGTAGATTATTGGACTGAAAAAATAGAATGTCTCGATGGGAAATCATTAACCGCTCCAAAAATTAGAACACTTTTCACTACCGGATATCCTTATGCTTAATACACTTGATAAAATAAAAAGTTATTTTAGCCCGGTAGCAGCATATGAAATATCAAAATTAAGAAATGCATCCGCTCTTTATGGTGGATTATACGATGGCGCAACTCAATCACCACATTACAATATACAAAATTTTGAAACAACAGAAGATGAAGATATCGCAGACTTACAAACATTAAGAGCGACTTCAAGAGATAAATATAAAAATAATGGATTTTATAAAGGTATTATTCAAGCAGCAACAGACCATGCCATCGGTGGCGGTCTTAAAGCTAAAAGTACAATACAAAGAAAGCAAATACCAAATCTAACCGAAGAAAGAGCCAAAGAAATAGAATCAATGCTTGATAGGTATTTCAACTCATGGGCTGAATCTACAATATGCGATATTACAGCAAAAGATAACTTCTTTTCAATTCAAAGATTAGCATATAAAATATATAAAAAAGATGGAGACAGCTTCGCTTCATTGCCATTATCAAAAATAGGGAATTTTAAAGCGATACAAATCAATTTAATTGGTGCTGAAAATATAACATCAAATAAAGCTGAATTTATAGAGGGTATCAAAACATCTAAAAATAAAATGCCTTTAGAATACTCAATCTTACAAGCAGACAATACGTATAACACGATAAGAGCATTTAGTAAGGGCAAACGTAACATGCTCCATATATTCGAGCGTGAGAGAGCTAAGCAAATCAGAGGCATACCTTTTTTAACTCCGGTCATGAGAGACATAGACGCTATTGACCAATATATGAAATATGAACTTACAGCAGCTAAACTTGCAGCTATATTTTTTGGTTCAATTACTACAGAATCAAAAACCGATGTGTTTGGAAATAAAACAGATTTATTGACAGGTGAAGAAACTCAAACTACTAAAAACACAGTAAAAGAAAACTCAATAACTCAGTTGGCAACTGGTGACAAGTTAAACATTCATCAGCAAGGTAGAGATAATCCAAATTACGATAAATTTATTTTAACTTCATTGCAAAAAGTATCAGCGGATACAAGAATCCCTTTAGAAGTAATATTAACTATATTTGCAAGTTCATATAGTGCTTCAAGAGCTTCAATGCTATTAATGGAAAAATTTGTAAAACCCGAAAGAATGCTATTTATAAATTCATTTTGTAAACCTACAAGAGATCAAGTTATTACATGGGGTATTTTGCAAGGTGATTTAGTGATACCGGACTTCTTTGAAAATAAGAGCGCATATCTAAAAGCTATTTGGATAGGTGATCCAATGGGTTCAGTTGATCCAGTTAAAGATGTTAAGGCTCACATATTAGCTATTGATAATTATCTGGGAACTAGAGAAAAATCAACAAGTGATTTAGGTCATGGTGATTTTGAGACTAATGTAGATATTTTAACAAAAGAAAAAGAGTTAATAAAAGATTTAATTCCAAAAGAGGAGATTGATACAAATGACAGTAATTAAAATAGATGATGAAATCGGAATATGGGGGATAACATCATCAAGTATATCAAGACAACTAGATGAAGCAAATGGAGATATAGAAATCCATATATCTAGCCCAGGCGGTGCAATATTTGAGGGCGTATCAATTTTTAACTCAATAAAGGCATACAACAAAGGTCACGTCACAACTATTATAACTTCTATTGCTGCTTCAATGGCTTCTGTTATCGCATTAGCTGGAGATACTATAAAAGCTTATGATAATTCTGTGTATATGATTCATAATGCTAGTATGGTCGCGTGGGGAGATGCTGAATATTTTAGAAAAAAAGCTAATCATCTCGAGAGTTTAACCAATATGTTAGCTAAAAACTATATAGATAAAAGTGGTAAATCTGATAAAGAAATAAAACAGCTATTAGACGATGAAACTTATTTTTATGGAAGTGAAATTTTAGAAGCTGGTTTTATTGATGAAATAATAGCGACTGAAATTGATGGAGATTCTGAATCTGCAAAACTATTAGCTAATGAAAATTTTAAGAGTTGTATGGCTAATTATCGTGAAAATGCAAAAGATGAAGAGAATGACCAAATTGCAGCTCTTTTAAAAGAAGACAATCCAACCGCGGAGACAACCGAAACCAAGGCTTTGGCGAAAAACAAAAATTTAACACAAGGTAATGTAATGACTGAAAAAGAATTACAAGCTTTAAGAGATGACCATGCCGAAGCTTTAACGGGTACGGCATTAGATGCTACAAATCTCGAAAAAGATAGATGTAGCGGTATTATCGCACTTAATGGTAACGCTGAATTTACAGCAAAAGCTATTACAGATGGTACAACAGTTGGAGATGCAGCAATTGCACTTCTAAAAAATCAAGGCGATGCACTTTCAAAGAAAAAAGCTGATTTTGAAGAATCTAGTCAAGAATTAGAAGAACAAAATGAGGGCGAAACTACTGATGAGAAATTATCAGCAGAGCAAAAACTTGAAAAAGAAGCTGATAAAGCTTTAGATGAACACTTTGATGGAGGTAAATAATCATGGGTAAAGCAACAATTGCGTCAGACAATTTTGTGAGAGTGATTGGTGATACAGAGAGCATTACGCTTTTAACTGGTACAGCATATACACAAGGTATGGTAGTAACGCTTCAAGATAGCGGAAAGTATGAAAATGCGATTATTCTTAATCCAGAAGATACACCAGCAGGTACAGAGTTACCATTTAGCGAACAAAAAGTTTATATTCTTTCATCTGATGTTGATGCAACAGGTGGAGATGCAGAGGGTGTCGGTTACACTGGTGAGTTTAATCTTAATAAGATAACTTTTGGCGGTTCACAAGTAATAGCAAACGTAGAGGGAACTTTACAAGCTAAAAACATTATCTTAAATGATTGGAGAGTATAATGGGTATCGAATTTTTAGATTTAACTAGACGTATGGGGCAGTCTTTTGTAAAAACAGCTCCAAAACCAAGAATGTTTTTACAATTCTTTGGAAATCCAGAAACGCAAGATACTGAAATTATCGAAATTGATAAACAATTTAAAGGTATTCGTATCGCTGGTTTTGTTAATCCAGATGCAGTTGCAGATGGTACTGAAAAACTAAGCTTTGATGAACATACATTCAAGCTTCCAACACTTCAAGATTTAATGACTTTAACTTCTAAAGAGTTGAAAAAACGTCTTAGAGGTCAAAGTGTTTATACTATGGAAACTTTCGCTGCTAAAGCAGCTGTTATGGTTGCAGAAATTCAGCAAGAGCAGCGCGAGATGGTCGAAAATGCAATGGAATTAATGTCTATTGACGCGGCATTTAACGGTCAATTGACAGTTGTTGGAAAAGGTGAAAATCGTATTGTTGATTTTGATAGAAATGCAGCAAATACTATTGATCTTACTTCTGGAAGCTATTGGGATGAAGCAGGTGGAACACCATCATCGGATACAGATACATTTATTGAACTAATCGGTGCAGATGGTTCAAACGCAACACATATCATCGGTAGAGTTGCTACAATAGGTGTGTATGTAAGCAAATTACAAACAACAGATGATTTTGATTCTCGTAGAATTGATCGCGGTGATTTAGTTTTTGAATCGTTTGCAGATGTAAATGGTGCAATCTTATACGGTAAATATAAAGGTTTAGAGATTTGGGGTTATGATGGAAATTATACTGATGCAGCAGGTGCAGCACAAAAAGCAGTTCCAGCTAAAAAAGTTGCAGTTCTTTCAGCAGTAAATGGAAATGTTGATATTGCTGGTTATGCTGGTGATATGGATATTGACTTTGCAGGGATAGAAGGCAATACTAAAGCTACAATCGATGCAAGAAATGCAATATCTAAAATTTCAAAAGCTAAAAAAGTTCTTGAAGTTGAGATTATTCAAACTCGTGCGCCAATGCTTATAGATGCAAACTCAACTCTTGTTGCACTTGTTCTAGTGTAAGGATAGATTATGGAAAAAGTACAGACTAATAGTACAGTAAAGCTAGATGGGAAATTTGTCCCACCTGGCAAATATGAAGTTTCAGCGGAAAAGAAAAAAGAGCTTGATAAAAAAGGTCTTTTAGGTGAAATCAAAAAAAGCAATAAACCAACTAATCAAAAAGAGATTGATGAATTAGTTGCAAAAGTTGCTGATCTTGAAGATGAAAACAGAAAGCTAAAAGCTGAATTAGTAAAAGCTGAATTAGTAAAAGCTGAATTAGTAAAAGCGAAAAAGTAAAATAGATGTCTAGTTTTTTTGATATATTAGAATCGGATCATTTAAATATGATAAGTTCTAATGAGTTCGGTGTACTTTGTTTAAATACAAGAACTACTGAAACTTTCAATATCATTAAAACAGATGCATTTATTTTAATTACCGAAGAGGGTTTACCGATTATTGAGGATAAGCCCATGTTTAATACTTCTATGAAGATGATAGATAGTAACGGTGATATTATCACAACAGATATAAAACAAGATGATATCCTCACTATAGAGACTAAAAACTTTAAAGTGAGAGATGTTCGTAAAGATGGAATAGGTGGATTTGATATCTACTTAAAGGATTAAATTTTGGCTTATAAAAAAACACTTATTAGACAACACTTCACAGAGCTTTTAAAAGTTGGTGTAACAAGTGTATCTGAGCGTGTTTATAGTGGTCGAATTAATCCTAAAGAAGATGAAAATTATCCATATCTAACTGTTTTTACAAAAGATGAAAATGTAATAGAGCAATATACTACTTCTACTAAAAGAGAACTATCATTGCATGTTGGTATCGTTGTTAAAAATAACGATATAGCAAGTGGTGACTTTTATGAAGTTGCTGAAAATATCATGTTTGATGTTGAAGAGGTAATGAGTAGAATTATTACAGTTCAATCTAAGAATCCAGCAGAAGACTTTTATGCTCTG